CAGCGCATGTGGCGGGCGGATTACGTCCAGCTCGCAAAACAGTTATCTTTCGTGAAGGGTGTGAAATGGAATCTGTCGGCTTCACATCCAAAAGTCGACATTTGCGATGAATATGCTACGGCAGATGTCGGTCTTGGTCCAGGTGTGTATCCTCCAGACGCGGTACCGAACAATGGACACCCAGCTCATCCAAACTGTATTTGTTACCTCACGACGGTTCTGGAACCGATAGAGGAGATGGTGAGGTGATAGCATGCCTGACGTGATAAAAAGAGATTCAAAATGGGATCCACCTACAGTGAATTCAAGTAAACGTGAGGAAATGCCAGAACATGTTTTCTTAGATCCCGAGCGCAAGCGTTATCCGTACAAGAAATACGCAGATGGTGAATGGAAAGTGTCATGTGCGGGGTTACTCGCTGCGTACAGGAGGGCGATCATGAATGGTGAACAGAGCATAGCGAGCAAGGCGAGGACACTCGCAGAGAAATACGAATGTCCGTGGGCTTCGAAGGAAGAGGAAAAGGAAGACTAAAGGAGGGTCAGTATGGCGGAAGAAGTGAAGAGGGACAGCACTTCTGAACCACAACAGGGACAGGAGGCTGTAACTCAGGAAGTGTTAAAAGATGATCAAGATCCAAAAGAAGTTTTGAAAGCGATGCTTCAACAGCTTGGAGTTTCACCTGAGGAGTATGAGGTACTCAGCAGGAAGGAACTACAAAGTCTGTTGGATAAGAAAATCACTGAAGCAATTAAAACAAGGGAACAGAATCTTAGAAAACAACAAGAAGAAGAAAAGTTAAAGCAAGAAAAGCAATTTGAAGAACTATTGAAAATGAAAGAGCGTGAACTACTTGAGTTGAAAAAACAGCTTCTCATACGCGAGAGCGGATTACCTCCCGAGCTAAGCGAGCTGATCGACGGAAGCAACGAGGAGGAGATAAAGACAAAGATAGAAAAGGCTATGGCAACATACCAAAAACTTGTCGAAGAGAGGTTGAAACAGGAGCTTGAGCAGAGGCTAAAGGGTAAAACACCAGCACAGTCGAAAGAAAACAACTTGAAGATCACGCGCGAGACGCTCAAAAACCTCACACCGCAGCAGATTAATGAACTGTTCGAGAAAGGAGAGATTCAAAAGTTACTCAAGTTATAAAGGAGGTCGGTGAAGAATGGCGTTGGACAACTTCATCCCTGAACTGTGGTCGGCAAGACTGTTGAAACACCTGGACATGCAGCTTGTGTTCAAGCAGCTAGTCAATACAGACTATGAAGGCGAAATTAAAAAATTCGGTGACACCGTAAGGGTCAACAGGATTGGAAACATCACAATTGGTGACTATACAAAAAATGGGACTATAGCATCACCTGAACAACTTACAAGCGAGCAGATGGTTCTCACGATAGATAAAGCAAAGTACTTTCACTTCTACGTCGATGATATTGACAAAGCTCAAGCAAACGTGAACGTGATGGATGCAGCTATGGAAAGGGCTGCGTATGGGTTAGCCAAGGCTGTTGATACACATATAGCAAAAATGTTCTCCGAAGCAGGTGTGATTTTGGACGGAACAAGCCATGGTGGAATCACAGTCGATCCAACTGGTTCATCTGGAACAAAGCCTTATGACGTAGTGCTACTCGTTGCACAAAATATGGACGAGAACAACATTCCTGAAGCTGGGAGATGGATGGTTGTACCGCCTTGGTTTCATACAGCACTGTTGAAGAGCGAGGAGTACAGGCTTGCGTTCCAGGACTACAAGACCAGTGGTACAGTTCCAGAAGTGGCTGGAATAAGGATCTTGAAGAGCAACAACCTCAGACCAATAAAGTACAACAGTACGAGTGAGGCTTGGGAGGAGCCAGCTTCTTCTCCAACTCACACGGCTATTCTTGCTGGTGTAGATCTTGCGATCACCTACGCGCAGCAGATCCAATCGATTGAAGCGTATAGACCTGCGGACAGATTTGCAGACGCGGTGAAAGGTCTGCTCGTCTACGGTGCAAAGGTGTTCTATCCACAAGCGTTCGTATTGATTGCAGCTAAGTCAGTTGCATAACATAAGCGGGGATTTCTCCCCGCTTTGAGGTGATAACATGACAGTACTCGAACGGCTTGAGATAATTGCAATACAAATCAAGAGTATATTTGATGAAACACAGCTGACTCAGTTTCTTGCAGCAAAAGGACTTAATGCAACAGATGAGTGGACAGAGGATGCGGAATCCAAGATCTGGCTGACATACGCTGATATGTTGGAAGTATTTGCGAGCAATATTCAAAACTACAGTCAAGGTGAAATTAGTGAAACTATCGACCGTGAAGCACTGTTAGAACTCGCACGGAATATTCGAATGCGATACTTGTCAGCTTCAAGATCTGAGATCTACTACAACGAAGAGGCGGGGAATGGCGAATGGTAATGACAGTTTTAAGAAAGCAGACCGTCATGGACGAATGGGGAAACGTGCGTGAAGCGGTCACGATGGAACAGTACGAGATCGAGAAGCGGGATTTTCAATACGCGCGAAAAGTCAGTGAGCTTGAAGTGAACGACGCTGGGATCATAAAATCCCGTTTGCGAGTTTTGTTCTTGCGGGAGGAGAATGCGGGCATCGTTCTCGACACGGGAGATGAAATTGAGATTGAAGGCAAGCGCTACACGGTGCTGCAAGTGCGTGAATACATGCGACACAAAGAAGTGATCGTACATGGCGTGGAATAAGACACCGCAGGAGCTTGCAGAGCAATTGAAAAAGTACATAGAGCAGGATGAGCGAAACATTGAAACCGTGCTACATCGGATCGGAATGGAAGCGGTCAACTGGGCACGTGAAAACGGAGATTACAAGAACAGGACTGGCAACTTGCGAAACAGCATCGGGTACATCATCACGAAGGACGGGCAGGAGATCACAAGTTATGGTGCGGAACCAGCACAACAGAACAAAGATATCGTTCTCACACTCGCAAGTAGCCACATACCGCAACGTGGTTACTGTTTGATAGTCTTTGCAGGCATGGAGTACGGGATCTACGTCGAAGCAAAGGGGTACACGGTGCTCACGGGTGCAGCTGAAAACTCCGTCACGTTGAAGGCGCTTGGTGAGGCGCTGAAGAAGGTGAAAGGCACATGATGATACACGACGAGATCGCAAGCGCGTTCTATGCGAAGCTCACCAATATCGGTGTTTCTGTTTTTAAGCACTACAGCAACGTAGCTGGAGAAAGAATCGTGGTACAGGTGAAAGCAAATACATGGGACGTGCTCCAGACAGCGCAGGTCTGGATCTTGATTTATACGAGTACGATATCTCAATTACCCAACACAGCACGGTTGAATCAGCTATCTGAACAGGTGCAGGCGAGGATAACCGCACCGTTTTCCTTGCCGTCGGGTGAAATTGTGTACTTTGAACCTGCTTCTATCGATGGTCCGTACATAGATCCTCAAACTCCACAAGAGTGTTACTTGATCCTGCGTTACAAGGTTAAGGTAAAAGGAGGTTGAGAATATGCCATCCCTTTTGTTTGGAATCAGCAAGGTCGAGATCAGTGAAGATGGAACTACTTGGACAGATTTAGGAGCAACAAAAGGCGGAGTAGAGTTCACACAAGATATTGAAGAAAGGGAAATAATGAGCGATCAGAGCACAGATCCTGTTGCAGTCATCACCACAAGGGCACCAAAGACGTTAACTATTAACTTACTCGATGCAACTCCAAATAACTTAGCACTTGCGTTTGGTGGAACTGTGTCAAGCAACACCGTGACAATCCCAGCTATTGTGACAGGTGTAGAAAAACAGATAAAGATAACTACACAACAGATCAATAATGAAAAGTACGTTATCACAATTAAGAGAGCAAAAATCACAGGTAAGAGCTCGATTAGATTGAATAGTGATGATGCTGCAACAGTACCATTAGATGTGAAAGTTCTTGCTCCAACCACTGGTGATCCAGTAACGATAGAAAAGCAAGCTTCGTGATGGGGGGGTCTAACCTCCCCGTTCTTTTTTTGAAAGGAGTGAGTGAATGAACGAACTCGATTTGGTCGCTAATCTGCCAGAAGAAATCAAAATAGGGGATAAGGTTTTCAAGATAAAGGCTCCGTCGATTGGGATAGCTGCATTAGTGGCACGCAAGATGAAGGTTTTACTTGACCTGATCGAATTTGACATTGACAAGTACGATCGGCAGACGACTTCACTCCAGCAACTGGTCAGTGACATACTGAGGGGAATTTACCGCGTGATCGTATCTGAAAGGATCGAGCAGGCTGTTGATGTCATATGTCAGATCATCGCGCTGCTGATCAATAACTCACCCGAAGAGAAAATAATCACGAGTGAGGAAATAAAGTGGAACTTTGGAATTGATGAATTTGTTCCTTTACTTACCAAAGTTTTGAAGATGACGGATCTGAGTGATTTTTTCCTCCTTACGCTGCGAACAGCGATGGCGTACGACGTCGAAGGGATCCTCTCTGGTTCAGCAAAATCCTCTTCAGTCTCGCACAAGCAACAGGGTGGACAGTCGACTACATAGTCTGGAACTTATCCGCACAGCAGTTGATCCTTCTCAGCAAAGCGAGTGAGCAGTTGTACAAGAGTGATAAAAAAGATCTCTCCGAATGTGAAGATCCCGAAGCGGTCTTGAAGAAAATGTTCAGTCTCGATGCGTTCGAAGGAAGGTGAAGAATATGCCGATTATAGATAGATTGTTATACGCAATTGGAATAGATACTTCGGAGCTGGAAAAAGATATCTCACGTGTTGAATCAGCTTTCAATAAGCTTGCTGGGACGGTTGGAAGTATCGCAGCAACGATAGGAATTGCGTTTGGGTTCAGACAGATCATCGACGATATCAAGCAGCTCACCACCACGTTCGATTACGAGACCAGGAAGATCTGGGCGGTCACTAACCTCACGGAGCAGGAATTTCAACAGGTACAGCAAGCGATCATAGAGGTCTCCAAGACAGCGAACGATTCTGCTGTGGACATAGCGAATGCGTTCCGTATTGTCGTTCAAGCAGGAATAGATGTTAACAATGCAATGCAGGTGGTTCAACTCGCTATGCAGTTGAACGATGCCACAGCAGGCAACTTGACCAGCACGACTCAGATGCTCACCTCCGCAATGAACGCATGGAACTTGAGCGTGCAGGATGCGGAAAGGTTTACGGAAGCGTTCTTTCTTGCAGTCAAAAATGGAAATATCTCGGCTGAAGAGCTTGCGAGTGCAATAGGCAACGTGGCAAGTCTGGCAGCGCAGGCAGGTGTTTCGTTCGAAGAGTTGCTTGCAGCAGTATCATCACTCACACGACAAGGCATGTCCGCAGAGATGGCAGTGAGGGGACTGGCACAGATCATTTCGCAAGCAATTTCACCTTCTGAGAACGCTATCGAGGTAGCCAAGAGGCTTGGAATAGAGTTCAATGCTTCCGCATTGCAAGCCAAAGGGCTCGTTGGATTCTTGCAAGAAATAGCAACAGCTGCACAAGGGAATGTGGAAGAGCTTTCAGAATTGTTTGGGTCTATGCAATCTCTCCGTGCTGTGTTGGGTCTAACTGGAGATGGAGCTAAGTCGATAAGCTCTATTTTGAATGAAATGAAAGCGAGCACAGGTGCCGTGACAGAAGCAGCAGATAAGATGGGACAGTCTTGGCAGTCACAATTTCAGCGCTTGCAGAACCTCCTAAATGCGTTGAAGCTTGAGTTTGGCAAAGCGATGACGCCAATCGTGCAGGTGGTCGCTGATGCGATAGAGAAGTTCACGAAATGGGTAGAAACGATGTCACCAGCCGAAAAGGCGATCTTGGCGATTTCTGCTGCTTTGGTCGCTCTCATACCCGTAGTCAAGACCGCCACATTCGTGTTTGGAATCTTTCAGGCGATGGCAGGGAACTGGGTTGGAGCATTAGCAGGATTGGGGGCAATAATTGGGTCGTTAACAATAGCATTTGGAATGCTCCGTCAGAATGTGGAGGATACAAATACTTCATTTAATGAAACGACCGAGACGTTTGAAAAAATAGAAAAAGTATCAATAGACAATCTTGTTTCTAAGACAAATGCAATAGCACAAAACATAGAAAACAGTAGAAAGCACGCTGAAGAACTGGCAGAAGCTTCAAAAAAGCTTGTTCAACTGGTTGCAGATTATAACTATGCTCAAGAAACGGGTATTGGAAATCTGAAGGAATCTCAAAAAGCAATAGAGGAACTTCTTAGTCAGTATCCACAGCTTTCTGGTGCTGTGACACTTGTGAATGATAAATATGTTTTTCAGAAAGAAAAACTACAGGAAATAATGAATCTTGAAATAAAACGAATTGAAATAGCACTTGAACAAGCACAACTTGAATTACAAGCGTTAAAAGCTCAAGAATCAATCATACGTCAACAAGAAGTTATGTATCGTGAACTTCTAAACGATGCAAAACAACGAATTGAAGCAACTCAGAAATTGATAGAAAAATACAAAAATATATCTGATACAACACAGGATCCCACGAAAAAAGCAGTTGCAGAAAACATGCTTGACACGTTTATAAAAGCACACGAAACAGCCAAACAACAAGCAGTAGAGTGTTCACAAAAATTAGCTAATGTGCTTGATATTCAAGCTCGAATGGTATCACTCGAACAACAACTTACACAACTAAGACAAACAAGACAAACACTTGAAGAGACAAAAAGTATTTCACCTGAGCAAACTGTACCAGTTTACGAGCAAAAACTTAGACAAATAGATACATTGATTGCACAACAAGAAGAGCGTTTGAAAGAATATGTTGAAAAATCTGGTGAAGCGTATGAAACAGATCTGGAGCTTTTGCGAATGTACATAGCGCAGAAGGTAAACCTGCTCCAGCAAAGTGCGAACTACCTTGTCGAGCAGGGAGAAAGCGCCAAGAAAGTGTTACCGTTGCTTGAGCAGATTCAACAGCTTCAAAAGAAGTACGAACAGTACAAGCCGAAAAAAGAGGAAAAGATCATCGATCTTGCTGAAATAGAGAAGAACATCAAGGCGCTGCGTGAAATACAGATCGACAAGAACAAAGAAGTCGCGGAGCAGATATACAGGAGCGTACGATCACAGGTTATCAATGCTCTTGCAAGAGCGTACATTGAGGGCAATCAGGAGCTCGTGGCTACGCTTGAGCAGTACTTTGCAACGTTGGAGGAGATTGGAAAACTCTTCGAGAAACCTGCAAAGACAAGGATAGAGGAGTTGAGGGAGCAGTACGACGAAGCTGTGAAACTCACCGAGCGTGCACGAAAGGCGTTGCAGGAGCAAAACGTTGAGCTTGCAGCAACGATATACAAAGACTTGTCAAACAAACTTGCACAGGCAGCACGAGAAGCATACGTACAAGGTGCGGACGAGCTTTATACGCAGTTCACAGAGCTTCAGAAGCGAGTTGAAGAAGAAATAGGCAATGTAATTCAAAACACGAAGACACGTGAACAATTTAAGACACAATATCAAGAGTTGCAAACTCTCTACTCTCGGCTTGCGGATGCTCTTGCGACTGGAAACATGGATCTTGCTGAAAAACTTTACTCAGATTTGATGAGTACCCTTTCACAAGAAGCATTAAGAGCTTTTCGAGCGGGAGAAAACGAGATCTTTACTGAGTTTGAGCAATTTTATAGGAAAGTTAAAGAAGAATTTGAAAAGCTTTTCAAAGAAAGCATAAGTGTTGAAGAAGTAGAAAACAAAATCGAGCAGATAAAACAAGCACTTTACGAAGGACAGGAGGATATAGCTGAAACACTCAGGAGTGAAGTAGTCAGGAAGGCGTCACAGGCTGCGTTCGAAGCGTTCTTGGCTGGAGATGAAGAAACGTTGAAGGCTTTCGAGGGGATATTGGATAGGGTTCAAAAAATCTTCGAAAGACATGCAAGATTCACACAAACAGCAGCGCAGGGTGAAGAGTTGTTCGCACGCAAGGCACAGGACAGCAGCAGGGCGATAGCGACTACCGCAGACGAGCTGGACAACCTCCAAAAGCGGTATCGTGACTATGACGTTTATGCACAGATCTTTTTGAAACGTCAAGAGGCGATAGGCAAGGATCTCAAGGAGAAGTTGACTATATACCAGGAGATCGCGGATCTGTACAAGAAGATCGGTGCAAGACCCGAAGAGTACGAAGACGTCACGAGGATGATAGAGAGGCTTCAGAAGGCACTACAGCAACCAGTCGAGACTCCACAGCTGGACAGGTACACGGAAGTCATGCGGGAGCTATCAGTGGAGTCGGCAAAGCTCGCACAAGAGAGGAGATATGCAGGTTATAACGAAATGCTTCAGATACAGCAGCTGCGTGTGATTGCTCAAGACGTGAACAGACCGTACAAGGAACGAGTTGAGGCTCTGAAGCAAATCTTGGAGCTGCAGAAAGCAATCAATGAGTCAGAGGAGCTGCAAGCTGAGACGGTCAAACAAATTGAAGAGCTTACGAAAGCAATAAAAGAAGAGGAACGGCTTAGGACAGAAGAGCTACAGAAACAAAAAGAACTTCTCAACAGGCAGGCAAGCTTTTTAAACGGTATTTTGAGCAGCATAGCAAGCGCGGTATCTAAGTTTGGTGAGATAGGAGAAATCGTAGCGACAATATTGAGAAGCATTTCTTTTGAGGTCAAGGAGATATACGAAAATGGAGAATTAATCGGGTACACGCTCGTCAATCCGTTCGAGAATATACAGCAGCTTACAGCAGAGATAGGGGAAAACCTTGCACGTTGGGGAATAGAGCAAATAGCCGAGACGCTCAGTGGGGTTGTCGATGATCTCAAGGAACTTACACGCGAGTATAGCAAGAACGAAAATAAAACATATACAAGCTTTTCTGAAATGCTCAAGAATTACAGAGAGTTCGAAGAAAACTTGATGAAGAAGCAGATGTTGGAGGCTGCACAGCTCGGTACACGCATTGGCTCCAGCGCTGTGGGTGCACTGATCGGCTTCTTCCTTGGCGGTCCGTTGGGAGCGTTGATCGGGGCTGGTATCGGAGGGGCAATAGGTAACGGGATTGCGTCGACGCTTGATGAGCAGATAAAGCAGCTTGATGAGAAGTTGCAGGTGACATGGCAAAAAATCAAAGAAGCGTTAGGAACAGATATCGATTCTGTAGCGAACGCACTACAGCAAGCATTCAGTGCAGAAACGTACGAGGAATTCGTCAGTAACTTCTCGAAGAGCCTGGAGGAGATGACGAAGGAAGCTCTGATAAAAGCTTTCCTCGCTTCTGAGTACATGCAGCCGTTACTATCGAGGTTGAGCGATACAATCTCTGCAGCAGTGTTGGATGGAATCTTGACAGCTGAGGAGATTGCTAAGATTCAGCAAGCGGGTCAGGATGTGCTGAACGCTGCAAAACCATTTTTTAATGTTCTCAAACAGTTATTTAGCACAACAGAGCAAACGGGTACAGAGTGGAAACCTGCTACGTCACTCAATACTGTAACAGAAGAAACTGCAAATAGGCTCGTAGCATTACTCACAACACTCACAACATATGCTGCACAAATGAAAGCAACTATTGTGGATGGTACAAATGCGGTTAAGGTAGTTGTACTGAATGCCAACGAAACAAGTACGTTACGAGGGTTGGGAGTGGTTTGAATGTTGCTAATGAACAATGTAAACGTACGACAACAGTACAACTTTGTGGTTTCAAGTATATCAGGTAGAGGAATCCCAGCAAAACATTACTTGACATTAGATTTTCCGCTTCGAGACGGTGAAGTCAAATACGCTGCTAAGTATGCTCCTCGTGTGATACAAATTTCTGGATACATCTATGGTTCTTCTGTATCAGATGCAAAACAAAAACTCCAGCTTTTCTTAGAACTTCTTCCAAACGTGAATACTTTGACGTTCTTGGATACAGGTAGAAGCATAGACGTCGAGCTTGGGACTGAACAAGTCGAATACAGACCTGTCGGTCCTACGTTCTCGGCAATTGCATATGAATTAACAATAACTTTCATAGCATTCAATCCGTATTTCTATGTAGGACAAACAAAGTATTTGTCAGGGTAAAGGAGGAAATTAAATGATCTACTTGATCCGCGAACAGCAACAAATACAACTGAGTTTTACGGATGCGCAATTGACACGTGAATTAATGGGGGCTTTTACATTACGCATATCAAATCCCGATCCTATGCCTACTCCAAACGAAATTGTCAAAACACAGTTTTGCAATACTAATCTTACTTTTGTGATTACTGAAGTTTCAGAACATGAAGTTGTAGCCGAGCATACATCAATCAGATTGCGCAATTACGTTCTACAAGATAAATATCTGAATATTCCACCCACTTACGATGATAGAATCGAGTTTGCTTCTATAACGCTCAGTGACTTGCTTTATGCACTGCAACAAAATTATTTAGAAGCGGGATTTACGTTTGTGAATCAAACTACGGTTACGGATGTACGTGATATTTCTTTTTCAGCTGATAATCTTCTGAGTGCATTGTACAAGATAGCAAACGCGTATAACATCAACTATTTACTCACAGACACGCAAATCATATGGAAAAACAAAGTATCCTTATCCGCACCTGCAGACATTACATTACAACTGGGGTATGATGTGAAAAATGTAAATGTCACACAGGATATGAAGAATCTTGTCACTCGTGTGTATCCAGTTGGATCATCCGAAAACTTGCCAAACGGGTATTACTACGATAAGCTACGGCCAACCACATTCAACGTAGAATCAAAAACTCATTCAGGTGCGTTGTATGTAGAAGATCAAACGGCAATAGAACGATATGGCTTGATAGAAAAGATTATTGAGTTTACGGACATCAAGGTACGCAGCAAATCTGGAACAGTAGAATCAACAGGTTCAGACTATCTCAGTGATTATAACCGCTCTTATCCGTATATACAATCTGTTTTGTTAGAAGGAATCAACGTAGATAAAGCAAAAGGCTGTATACTGTTCATCACGCACGGCTTGAATGCAGCTGAATTGCAAATTGTGCATGCTGATTCTACAGAGGGCAAACTGTATTATTCACCATATTTGAAAGACGGTTCACAGTTAAGCTGGTCTCCTACAAGTGGAGACTATTTCACAATAGTAGGTTACATAGGACAAGAAGAGATGAATGCTGCAAGAGATGCACTCATTGCTACAGCAAACGCATATTTACAACAGTACTCGACACCAAAACTGAAAGCTTCTGTAGATTCAGCGTACACAGGCAGCGACAACATAGATATTGGTATGATGATAAGAATACAAGATACAGTAAATATGATGAAATCATTTGATGAAATAAAACTACCATGTGTTGCACTAACATACAGCTATCTCTCAAAAGCATATCAGTTAGAGTTAGCGGAAGAACATGAAGGAATCAGCTTTCTATGGAAAGAAACACTTGCATTGAAAAACAAGATGAATTCCATTCGTTCACAGGTCAGAAATGTAGAAACCACAGTTTTTCCCAGTCAAATAACATACCCACAGCAAACTTTGCAAGCACCAGAAATTCCAACTGATTTGACACTTAGTGCGGGTGTTGATAACTTAGGATCGTATGTAGTAGCATCATGGAATAAAGTTGAAAATGCACAACATTACGTGGTACGTTATTCATATGATAATTTGTATTTTTACTATCTTGAGCCAGTTTCTACAACAAGCGTGCAATTTTACGTTATTCCTGGTTCAACTGTATATGTGAACGTTACAGCAGTATCAGCACAGGGAATCTATTCTGGTGCAGCAATTGGAAGCATTCAAGTCGGTGGCGAACTGATTTTGCCCGCGCCTACAAACGTAAGAGCACAAGGTATCTTCAACGAAGTGCAGATTGCATGGGATTTTCCTTACGATAAATTTTCTTTTGTTTCTGGGTTTGAAGTACAAGTGTCAAACATGCAAGATTTCAGTACTGCTAAAACGGTGATAGCACAAGCAACAGTTGTTAATGTGGATGCTTCTGAGTATCTGTTAGGTGATGAATCCACAATTTACGTGCATGTGCGTACTATATCTTTGACAGGTACGGCATCAAACTGGAGCAGTACAATTGCAACAATCATTTCAAAGGTGAAAGGTCAACACATAGCTGAAGCAACGATAGATTCTGTGCACATACATACTGGAGCTATTACATCCGCACATATAAAAGAAGCGCAGATAACAAATGCACATATAGCAAACTTGGACGCGTCAAAAATAACATCAGGATATATTTCTGCAGATCGATTGAAAGCTGGGAGCATTTCGGTAGATAAATTGGAAGCTGAACTGTATCTTTATGGCAGATCGATTATAGCTGGCTCTCAAGAGCGCAATTTCACACTGAATCAAAATGGAATCTTTCGAAAGATCACACGTGGTTCGAGTGCGTTTGAAAAAGAAATCAGCACACTACTGCAAATCGATATAGTTCACATAGATACAACTGGAATAGCTACGTATACACTTCCTCAACCTTTAGAGCAAAGTGATGTAGATGTGTTGTTACAGCCCTTATCTATACCAGTCGCTCGAACGGGACTCACAACAGAATACACTTGGGTCTACAAAGTGGGGTACAGATGGCGTGATGTGCGCACATTAGAAATACGATCTTTCATTTCTCAAGAGTCTCAACGGAGTGCATTATCTAAGTTTCTTGTTCCAACAGGCAGTTCACAATATCAACAAACACCAGCTCTTACAGAACGAATTGTTTTGGAATTCGTGGAAAACTATATATTTGGACAGGCACGTATGACAATGCAACACACGTATGCTTCAACGAAGAGTTACAAGCTTGGTGTTTCATGGACTGGTGTAATGGCTGGAGCATATATTGTTGTAGACTGGGGCGACGGTACAGTAGAATACAAACAATTAGGATCACTCCTGACTTTAGGCATATACTGTTCAGGTTATGCATATCACTACTCAACAAATCCAGCTACATACAATATTCAAAGCGATGTACTCATATTGATCTTCGACAAAAGGTGATATGATGCGACGCAAAGCATATAGGTATGTCACAGAAGACGTGCGTGAAGCTTATACGGTAGTATTGTCTGAACTGATTCAGATTGTTGTACCGTTTACTTCAACAATTGCATTTCGTACATTCGTATCGACTGTAGAAAATGTTGCATACACACCTACAAAGCATGAAGTGTACTATGTATCAACATATGAGTACATTGCACCACCTGCTACATTCTTATCATTGTGTGCGGAATGGGTTGTTACACAAGAGCAAGCGATATCTGTACATTTTACACCAGTTTCAGAGCGTTCGTTTACATCGATAACGGAATTGTACAAAGCTACGGTGCACACATATGAACACATCATAAATACGATAGGCACATATGACGGATTCGAAGTTTACACAGCTGTTTGGGAACAATGCGAACCAAGCGGTGTAGTAGAACTGCACGTGTGGTATACACCGATACGAGAACAAGGTATTTCTGGCTCGCAGCAGGCACATGTGGTATATGCACCATGTGTTATCGAAGCTTATGTACATGCTAATCGTGCACTCAACAGCTTTTTAGCATGTACCATTGAAACAATTTATTCTCGCATAGGTACATCTGGCAACTGGTTGGTAAATGCATACGAAAGAATAGTATCAAACCTTGTTGATATGTTGAAATACGTATGCGTATCGCCTATCGCTGTAGATGTACAAGCTCCACACGGATATAGCTTTGTGGCACTGGCTCAAAGTGAAGAACAAAACAAAGTGTGGTTTACAGCACAATTAGCAATATATGTGTATGCCAATATAAAAGAAGAAATCACAAAAACAATTCAAGGAACACCATCAAATTATTATGCAGCTACCTTTGAAAGATTACTTGCACCAGTCAACTCTTTCAATATATACATGACGTCCACAGTAGAACAGGTGTCGAATTTGAAAGCAGCAAGAAGTTTACACAGATACTACACAAGTTCAATTGAAAAAGTAGGAGGTGTATGAGATGGCATCACTGCTCTTAAGAGATCAAAACGGGGCGCCTTTGCTAACAACAATCGGATATCTGCGTGACCAAGGCAGTACATTTCCAGTTTTGTCATTACCATCAAAAGTGGTTAAGTACACTCCTGATAATCCTGCAGGTATAGAGTTGGTTAGAAACACTACTACACCTACCAGTCCAGGTTCGGGTCAGTGGGGATATTCGAATTACTACGTCTACTTAGGCGATACACTTCAGCAAGGAGAGACAGTATTAGCACTATGGGGCAGTACAAGAATTTTTGAAAGTGTGAATACATTAGCAGGTACAAGCTATTTTGACGTTGGACAGAGCGATGCAAACTATAGGACAAAAATTCAAAAACTTACTCTTACATGGATAGGAGCAGCTGAAGAATTACAAGATGTTACTATAAGTGCAGAAGATTTATTAGATTCAGCTGGAGGCTCGTCTGCACATTACAGTTTAGCTGCGGACAATAATGGGAACCCAGGAGAATGGGTAAGTACACTTACGGAATCACAGGTTCCAGCCTTAGCTGCTGTAAAGGATTGGCAACATGTCAATTTCTGGGTAAAGTGTGAGAAACCACAGGGATCATCTACAGGCACTTTTTCAGATGTACAATTGAAATTTGAAGGTATGCGATACAAATATGCACGTAATACTGTCACATTCAGTGGAACCTCATTTAGTGTGGAATTACCGTTTAATCATTACTACTTAGCAATTTACGCTGTGTATGAGTATAATAACACGAACACGAAGTTCTTCATACCATCGTTAAGGTGGGATGCTGCACAGCAGAAAGTCTATCTGATTGGAGGAGCAGAAACATCTGTTACAAATGCGAAGTTGCATTATATTGTTCATCCTATAGATTCTGCAAGCGTATCTGTAAGTACATTCAGCAACACTAATTTGATTCCGTATCCAGTTACAAGTTCTGTTATGTATCGCAATTACACATTTATTGTTACAGATTCCGCATTTATAAAGTGTTTTGATAACTCTACTTCACCATATAGACTTGTTGCATCTGCAAGTACGAGCGGTATGGTTTTGTATTGGGATTCGCCATCTCTACCAGGATGGCAATATTCGGTTTTTAAGGAAATGCAATGGAACGCAAGTGCGTCACCTGCGCAATCGTTTCCATATCTTCTTTATGCTCCACATGCGCTAAGTGGTAATGTGTGCAGAAATGTTTATGCACCGTATGTCCTGACTTGGGGTAGTACAAATGTATATTGTCCACCTTATGTGTCTGGAACACCTTATCTGTGGTGTAGAGCTGTGGAAATTACCAGTTGAGCATATTCTCATTCATAACGAAAGCAGGCTTGATAGCCTGCTTTTTATTTTTGCAAAGGGGGAATCATGTGCAATACAACTCAATCTGGGTCAAAAATGACAACTTTAAATTGCTCGGAATTGCGGATGTGCACATCGGAAGCCCTCAATCGAAGTTTTCGGAGTTGAAAGAAATACTCAGCAATCTTAGTGAGAATGGTTATGTGGTTTTCTTAGGAGATGTGATAGACAATGCAATTATCGATTCTGTCTCAGATGTATATGAACAGACAATGAACCCTGAACAGGCTTTATCTGTATTTACGCAATTACTTGATATATGCAAAGACAAAATACTTGGTGTTATAGCTGGAAATCATGAAGAGCGTACAAGACGACGTGTTGGAGTAGACTTACTCTCTGTAGTTTGTAAAGAACGAAACATACCATATTCACAAGATATTTTGGTGTTAGATGTCGCTGTAGGAGAAGGTGTATGCAGGGGTAGCAAAAGAAGGGTACAGTACACGGTTGTTTGTGGGCATGGCTATAGTTCTGCAAGAGGTATAGGAGCAAAAGTCACAGCCAGTGGGAGGATCATAGACGTAATCACGAACGGCGATATATATATGACCGCACACACCCACCAGCCTGGAGTGGTCAAGATCGCTCGATTTGAAGCAGATACACGAAATAAAAGAATACAGCAGAGAGAAGCTTTTCTAATCACCGTTCCAAGTTGGGTTGGTTACGAAAACTACGCAGCTCAAAAATTCATGCACCCGTCTGCAGGTGGATATGTTGAAGTACAGCTGTCAGGAACAGAAAAGAAAGTCCAAGTCATTATAAAGTGAGGTGATTTTGTGAATAATTTTGAGCAAGAAGTCATCCAACGGATTACACGTTTAGAAAGTAAAGTAGAAGAACAGGGGAGTGATATCAAGGAAATAAAAGATAAAATGAATGGTTATTTAGAAAATAAGATCAAGTCAACGGTTAAGGCAATGTTTGGAGAAATTCTGATAGCTGTGATCACTTCAACAGCATTCATAAGCTTTATTTTAAGCCGTTTATTTGGGAGGTGACAAAAATGACGATCCCAGTAAACTTAAAGAATCTTGTCACGGCATACTATAACGACTTTGCTTCAGAGTTCAATATACAAGATTTTCCAAAGCTACATAACGTGTTTGCGATTATTAGTATGGAATCTTCTTGGCAACCTGAAGCACAATCGCCATATGCACGTGGCTTGATGCAAATATCTCAACCAGCGCTTGAAACAATTAACAGACTCTATAACAAAAAATTCACTTATGACGACATGTTGCGTGCAGACCACAATGTTTTTGTTGGAATTAGATACTTACGCTGGTTGTATAAAGCATTGTCATATTTAGAACCCACTTCACGTGAAATTGCTACCGTAATGGCATATAACTGGGGTATTGGAAATGTCCAAAATTGGCTGTCTTTAGCAAAAGACAATCCACAGATTAAAAAGGAAGTACCGCAGGAAACAAAAGATTATGTCGTTTCGTACATCTACTGGTGTGAATACTGGAAAAAGAATTTGAAGGTGAAAGCATGAAATTCAATTTAAGCATTCTTGGAGAACAATACACTGTTGAAATAGATGAAAGTGCAATAACAGAAACATGTGAAGATCTTGGAATAGATGTTGAATCTACAACAGGTCTTCATCTCAGTGATTATCATAAAATTCTTGTATCGCCACTGCAAGACAGTCAAGAGGTTGTGCAAACACTGCTACATGAAGTACTGCATGCGATTGGAACTGTGTCAGGGCATACGATTTTGGCTCATTCTACAAGAAAGAACGAAGCATTTGTAAATATGCTCGCTACTGCTCTAACGCAATTATTCAATCAAGAGAATTTTATGAATTTTATTAACAATCACCTAAGAAAGGAGGAATGAAACATGGTAGAACTGTTTTGGGCTATTGTAGGTTTTGTCGTGCCATTCGTAGTAAGCTGGCTTTTTGCAAAGATTAACCCTGCAGCGTTTGCAACGATGTTGTCTAAGCTCCTGGCAAAGGTACTGAAGGACAAAGAAGCACGTAATAAAGTAGAAAATCAAATTGGTAAGCTACTCGTCGAGCTTGGAAATGCAATTATAAACACTACACCTGACGAAAAAAATTGACTAAAGAAGTCACAGTAGCGATTGACTTAATAGATCTGCTACAAAAGACAATTAAATATGCGATAGAAAAGCAGCCAAATGTGCTGCTTGTTTTGTTTTCTATCATGCTTGATTGTGTAGAAAAAGAAAAAGACAGAATTGAAAAAATCAGCACAGCAGAAATAAAGATGCTGGGTGAAAAGTTCTCAATCCCACTTGAGCAACTCAATCATGGTTTAGAAGTGCTCAAAAATGCACATGTTGAACAAACAGGTGAATTTGGATTTTGTATCACACCATTTAAAAAAGAGGTGAAAAATAAATAA